GTGTATGACGTTAGCTAGTAAAATGCGACTGAAACTAGATAACAAAGACAATAGTCTTTACACTAAATAAAGTTAGAAAGTTGCCGGTTTGAACGCGCCGGTTGCCGCGCGACTAGTATTGTTGTTACTAGATTTAGGAGTTGAAGTTGGAGCTGTGTAGGTCATTACCCATCCAGGTACTGAGCTTGGGTAACCAATGGAAAAATCATCTCCAACTGCTTGATAAATATCCATTGTAATTTGATTGCCTGTAGGAGAGTACCAATCATAACGAACGCCATAATGAGTTTCAAAATGGTAGTTTTGTGTTCCAGGTTCAATTGGTAGTGAAGTTCCGGTCATAACATAAGGGAAATAGAAAGGTATTTCCACCTCGACAGGAAGGCGAGTAATTGTGTCTCCATAAGTTGCTCCCTCAAATGGACTCGCTGTGATAGTGGAGGAAACCATTCCGTCATGATTGTTAAAGACTCTTAAAGAACCAGCTTGTGCACTATATAGTGGCAAGAATTTTAAACGCATACTACCTCTCCAAAACAAGAAGGAATTCATGAAGCATGGAAAGGCATCATCTTTATTCGAATTGGTTACAAAATTTTCAGTAGCCAATCTACCACCCGTAACGATGGTATTTACTGCTATAGCAAATTCAGAATTAGCAGGAGCAAGTGAATTGCTATAATATGCAGAGTAACGTTTAAAGAGTTGAGTCCAACGAGTTATTTCTTCTCCCATGTTTATACCCTCAATCATAGTAGCTTTTGCTGGTATCAAAGACTTAAATTCAGTTTTAAAAATCTCACGTGGAAAATGTGGAGAAGTACTCATTTCACTATAGAATTTCTTCTCGAAAGGCAATGTGGGGTACCAAGGTTGTTTCTTGAGTGTGGAAGTATTTGCATTCATTGATCGACTAGTAGGGCGAGCGACTCGAAAATCACTAGCACCAGACATCCACATATTGCAGTCAATACCAGTATCGCTCACCGAATCTCCAGAAGTAACTGTGTTAATCAAATAAATTCCAATCCACCCATTGAAGATGGTATTTGCCGAATCAGTGGTTTGTCCTGGCTCAATGGAATTTAACCAGAGTCTATCTTTCATATAAGGTACAGTGAAATTGTAGACAGTATCTCCAGTAATATCACACACTTCTGAAACTACATTCCCTCCACCTACATCTGTGGCTGGAGGAACATCATCCAAATGCACTATTCGAATACGACTAGTCGTAAATTTACTAGTGCAAAAATGTAGACTAAATTTCATAGAACCTGTCCAATATTGGAAAAATCGAACTAAATTTCCAATCGGAGCAACCCACCCTACTGTATAAGTCGCGTCTGTAATATCTGTTTCACTAGAACTTTCACATAGGGATGGATAAACTGGAAACGAGGAAATCAATTGTCCGGGTGTTTTTGTGTCATCCCAGGAAAAGTGTTTGACTATGCCTGGAAGGGTTTTGTAATGTCTAAATTCATCATAATCAACATCAGTGCGGAAAATAGTATGATCAACTGCAACATGATTTTCAGGATCAGCACTCAACTTCTGTGTTAATTCCAAACCAGAAGTGTGACAATGATCTGGAGTAGGTCGTGCCAAAGTGGTTGTAGGAGCGGCTACTGATGTATTCTTGGACATACTAGCAGAAATTAACCGAGCTCCCATAGCAATACCTTGTGGAACGTTAAATCCAACTTTGCTAATAGTTTCGCAAGCGTCAGCTGTAACATTCAATACGTCCTTCATTGTGTGTCTCATGTCTCTAGTGTCACGTTCGCTCTGCATTTCAGAAACATATCGCATGCCCATTACCTTGGGATTGACAAATTCGGCGTTCACGGTAAAATGTACATGTGGTGTTGCAGTGCTTGAAATAATTTTTAATGGGCTCAACACAAAAACTTTGTAGAACCCAATGGCACAATCGACACTAGTTCCTTCTTTTGTCAAATCGATAAATGTTGAAGGACCAACATATGGTATAGTAAATTCAACCACACTGGGTGTGCTTGCACTAATAATAGCACATTCACACTGACTAGCTGTTTGTAAATTGTGCATTCGCAATACGGAAGTGGATGTTGGATTGTAATTCGGTACCCACGCTACCAATAATTGACCTTGATGAAAAGAAGTTGAATTCACTCTAATAGAAACTTTCACATCTGCTTTAAAATACTTGAAATTTTTCAAGATTGAAGTAATAAAGGGACGTGACCATAAATCGAAAGGAAATTTTCCTCCTGTAATTTCTGTTCCTCGTGGATCCGATCCAGACCAAGTATACTCCAACACAGTAAAATTACGTGTTAAAACTTTGGTTAATCCTTGGTCTGGATAAGGATCATTATTTATCAAGAGACCACCAATGCTAGGCAATTCCTCTACCTTGTTAATATCTGCAAAGGCTGTAATTCCGCTCTCCACTTTATTATCAGGTTCACTAACCGAACTTGACATCATTTCTGCAACGAACGGAGCTTCTTTTTCAGGACTTGTTCGCTTTGTTCCACTAAGAGATTCAGCAGAAAAAGGTCCAGGAGCAAGAGTAACACCAGAAGCTACAAGTTCAGGAGCTTCAATAGTATTTGGTAGGTCTCCAAATCCTCCTCCCAAAAAGTCAGACATAAGACTATGCCATGATTTTACATTCATAACGGGGCATCCTCTCGAAGTTAAGTAACCGTTCAGCAAGCGTCGATAGGAATCAAAGGCTTGTTTACCATAATGAAACATTTCTCGCAAACTGGCTTCACAATTTTGTGTTGTTGCGATACGATGGTCTACATAAGTGTCTCGAATCCAATGAGGAATCTCGACAACTACTTCAAATTCGAGTGGCGCATATACAAGTCCATTAATCGGTTTAAAAGAACGCTTTAGATAAGTGACTTCATTGAGCGTATCAAGAGTAAACCATTTCAAACTAGAATCGAGTGGGCGTTTCTTAGTATCAGTGTACTTCATTCCCAAATAGGAAATCCAATATGCTTTGTCACCCATGGTATACCAAATTCCTCCGTAGGTTTCGACATGATCATCACCAGTGGCGGTAAATTCAAAGTCTTTCCACCAAGTCCATGGAGTGAAATGGCATAAATAGTGAGCTGTGTCTAAATTAATTTGTCGTGCTCTACATATAAGTTCCATATGATATTCTTCATGGCCAGGTCGATCTAACAACTTAGTGACATCTCCATTGATAAGCAATAGACCAGTTAATTTTCCTAAGAGGCGGGCGTGTTTAGTAGCAGAAAAGGAATGGACAACTACATTTCCCATATTATTGTAGTCAATGGTCGCTCCACCTCCTGAAGGATTCGAGCCGCCACGTCCTTCTTCAAAGGTAAAAATATATTCCAAAATAATATATTTACCCCAATAAGTCCCTTTCCAAAGTTGATCGATAGCGTCATGATCTTCTTGTGTAATGTCTTTTCCGAACCATATATGTACTGCTTCTAAAATTGTTAATGAAACAATTTCTGGAATAGTGGCATCGTATCCTTCAAAATCTCCAGGAAGAAATTTTGTTGCTTCGCCAAATCGTGTTAATCGATCATAGAGCATTTTCCATTGTTGCGAATGTGGATTAAGACCCACCGCACTAAAAGTGCCAGATGGATCATCTCGTAATGCTTCCAATAACGCGCCAAAATATTTTCTTGTGAGAACTAAGTGAGTGTGAGGAGCTGCTGAGAAAAGTCGTGTTTTTCCTTGATCTACTTTTTCAATTGGGCGACGTTCGTCTTTCAACAACATGGTAAAAACCCAGTCAGGTACTTCGCCACGTCGTATCTTTTGTTCATCACGTTCTATTTCACTTCCAAATTCTTTGGTAGGTCGGTATTCAGCATCTTTGCAATCACATAATTTTTGAGCATTACATTGAGTGCATTCATAGTCAGGCCACTTACCTTTACCGGGACGGTTTTGCTTTCCGTACCCAGCGCTGGCAGAAAAGTTTATTTTTGCCATATGCTTCCAGTGTTTGACTCCATTAATAGCTTGATGAGTAGTCAGAATACAAGGTTTAACGGGTTTTGGAATGTGAGCAGCCAGGGCTTCAGCACATTCGTGCATAATTTCACGATCTTCATCCGTCAGGGTAATACTGGGTTTGTCAAATTTTACTATACCAATTTGGATTGGAGCTCGCACCGCTCCATCCATCAAAAATGGTTTGAGAGCAGCAGGCTTCGTTGTTGGTGGAGTCACCAACAGATCACTAATTAAGCTAGGCATAATTTGGGTCTTGTTCGGCATTCTAACCATCTCGTCTTTTTCCACTGTTTTGATGACTTTGAGCGCACCAGGAAACTTGAGGGGAACTCGACTTTCAGAAAATAAACCAGCTTCAATCTCATCCAAACTAGGCAGCAAATGGCAAACGGCTTTGCGTCCATTTCCAGCCACATGCAATCCTATGATCTTCTTGGGAACACGAGAATTGCTAAGTACATAAGGACTACCGCAATCTCCACTAGAAGAGCTAATTTGAACGATTGCATGTTTCGCTAATTCAACTTCAACATTACTAGCCCGATCTGTATAGGTTACAGATTCTTCTAGAGTAGCTGTTCCAGAAGTGCTCACTTCATTGCTAGATCGCACCAAAGTAACATCTGAAACATTCGTGTTATAATCAATAGCCGAATTGAGATGGTGCATAATATCAGGAAACATAGGTACATTGTTCACTTTAATTCGGAAAGAAGCTAGGTCTTCGGCAATACTTTTAACGACTAGATCATCAACAATAACTAAAAAGACTTCACCTTTGTTCGTTTCAAAGCGCAAATATTCTAATTCATCAGGACGATTTGCAAAGAAATGTAACGCGGTGATTCCCAATCTATCTTTCAACATAGTTCCATGAACCAACCCATAGCGTTCTGTTTGATCTTTGTCAGTCCACTCCATTTTTACCAAGTTCTTGCGGACCGACAAGATGATAGATTCGGCATTGGAATCAGAGCGTTGAGCGTTCATCTGACGTAAATTTATTACTTTTCCTTTAGGAAAGGAAGTCTTAGTACGACGATGATTTGGTGTACGTGTTTGAGGATCTCCGCTCGATGTCAGTGCTTCCGCTTTAAGGTTCACTTTGGTAAAAATTTTATACATGGCAATGCCAATTCCCAATATGGAAACAACAGACAAAATAGCTGCTCCAATTTTCCAAAAATGTTCAGGTATTGAGACTTTGTACAATTCATAATTCTGCTTTATAGAACCAGGCGGATTTTTATTCAATGTGTTCACGAGATCTTTCAATTCTTCGGAAACACTTTCAGGAGCATTCTCTACAACAGGAGCTTTCAAAAGTTTGTATTCCATCTCTTCGACGACGAAAACTGTCTTCTCATCGTAGTCTTCAGCTCTAGAAAAAGGTAAAATACGTTTGATAGCAGAAAACATTTCAGTTTCGTAAGGAGGATCAATAGCAAAAGCATCAAATGGATTCACATAACTAAATGGAATATCGCCTGTTTGAGGGTCTAATTGTATCGCTGGGTAATTTTCTCCAGGGGTTCCTACAGGCAATGGCATATCTATCATATTCTGAGAGATATGTAATGTTGTGTGGTTTTCAACAAAATATCTATGAAATACTCGTTGAATCAACCAATCAGTCTGGCCTTTATTTAATCCATTCTTTTGAGCATAGTTTTGAGCCATCCATCCCAATCGACAAATAGCATATCCAGGGTCAGACATACCAGACTGGGAAAAGTAAGGTTCTTCACTAGTGCCTTCCTCCCAAATTTGGGTATCAGATTTCCGTTTTGTGCGTCCATTCGGACCTTGTGATAAACGACAGTGAGTCGTAGCTGGGCGATTTGAAATTGAAACGACATGCAAATCTTCAATGTCAGATAAAATGCTGGGTTTAGGATAGTGTGGCAAATTTGGATCATATTTAGGAATAGAACTTCCATATCCAGCAATAGGATTTTTGACAATGTCTTCCACCTCTTCACCAAGCATATATCTGCCACAAAATAACTTACACAAATAATTTTCTTGTTGAGCATCATAATTGTTGATATACGAAAACTGTCTTGCTTCATACATCAACTTGCTAAAGTCTCCCCAAGGAATATCGCGGCGTCTTTCAACTGGAAAAGCGTCATCGAATTCCTTAGGAAAACCATCGTTCAACATTTGATGATGGCATGTATCAAAAGGTTTAAATTCGGGAACTCCCAAATCATTGTTCATCATTTGGGCTACAAACAAAAATCCATATTTAGTCAAACATGCTCGTTCATCTAAAGTGAGATTGTGTATAATTTCCCCAGCACAAGCTCGGTGTGGAATGTCCTTAATGGCATTGTAAATCACTTCATTAGTGCAAACTTTGTCGTCTGCAAAATCTCCACGGTGCAATTGAATTTCAAATGATTTCTTAAAAGCCATGTGTAACAAATCGCGATCTGTTTTGTTCAAAATACCGTCGCGTTTAGCGATTGAGCAACATTCATTGTACAAGCGGTTACATAATTTGAAATATCTATTCGCATTTGCTATAGTGTCGAACTCTTCCCAAACATAAGGAACAATCTGGCCATCACGTTCCAACAATTGATAATCACGTGTTGAAACTATTTTCATCTCTGCAACCATTTTGTCTTCAGTTTTAGGTTCCATTTTGATCAAAGGTTGACCTAAATCATCACTTGTTCCTACGACCTTCAATTCCATTTTGTTGGCTTCTTTTTCTTTTTCACGAGCAATTGCTAACATTTGAGCTCTTTCTTCAATCTTGGCATTGATTTCGGCAGTTTCTTTGTCAATACGAGCTTGTTCTTCGAGTTCTTTTTGTTTTTGAACTTCTTTTTCAAACTCTTTATCATGGGTCTCCAAAATGCGAGACTTAATAATATCATCCAAAACTTTTTCATTCACTGCTTCAGGGCGTCCGTTCACTGTTTTAATAATACGATCCCAAGTGGAACCTTCTTTATTTGAGTATTCCTTCAAAACATGCAAGGCTAGCTGTACAAGTTCACCATAGTTGATTTCGCGTTTCTTTCCTTCTTCATACAAGTAAATGTGATAAACTGAAGGATTGCAGTCCTTACCTTCTTGACGAATTTTCTCTAGATTTGCAATTGTCACTTCACGCATTTTGCCCGACGCATCTGCCAGCCAGACTTTCTTTTCAAATTCTTTGCGGATTTTAACTTCAATGCGTATATCAACACGACGGTTAAAAGCAACAACATCTTCTAAGTGACAGTTGGACGGCAAAGCAGGAGCATTGCTTGTCCAAACAATAAGTCTACTAGTAAAGAAATTACTAGCTTTTTGTTCAGCAACTGCCATTTTCAATGGATATGTGGCGTCATTTACTAAGTGGACAAGTTCAGCAGCAATTCTAGTGCGCTCTTCAGCGTCGTCTTTTTGGAAAATATCATCTGCATGTAGGGCGAATTGACCAAAATAACCGTCCCAAAATTCAGTATCTGTGTTCCAATCAAAAACCATACCGGTTTTTGAAAGAACTACTCCAGGGTTTAGAGCTGCATACAGGTCCGCTGTTAAGATCTGCGAAAGAATGGTCTTTCCTTGTCCTGGTGTTCCAAATATATGGACAAAACAAGGTCTAACTCTACCAACGTCTAAACGTAGTTTAACGAAGATAGTATCTTCAAACTTCCCTAGTTTCATCATAGTACTAGTGAAGCTCTGTAAGGCTCCGGAGGGGATTTTGAGTTTTGTGGCACGAGTTTGCAATCGATGACCTTCCCACAATTTCATTTTCAAGCGGGCAGCCATATCATGGTTGCTCATGATTTGTCTAATTAAATCTTCAGACATCAAGCTTCGTACAGATTCGATCCAAGTTGCCATTTCATCAACGAGCAATTTGGCATCAGCATCTGCTGGTGGTAATCCTAAAACTTCAACTCGAACCCATTCTAATCCTTGTTTAAATAACTTAAACAAGTCAACAGAATGTTTCAAAGCTGAAACTTCAGTTCCATAGTCTTGCATTTTCTTCTTTTGCGATGGACTAAGGGCAGGAACATCTGGTACCATAGAGCATATAAATTCATAGATCATAGTAAATACTCCAGTATTAACGGCCTTTCGGTCGTCACCAGATTGTGCATAAAATTTGTCTACTTCTTTAGCTGCATGGTCAATAATTCGCATTAACCCAAATGCAGCGGCGACATAAATTGATTGCGATGTAAACAGCAATCTTCTTGCAGACATGAAGGATGTCAAAACTAGTCCTTGAGTAAAACCGTCTTCTATACGGCATAGGGCCCAAAACAATGATGTTGCACCTATAGCAAATTCTAAGGTTGCCAA